CAATCAAGCTACTTGCTGAACCGACGTGAGTATCAAGTATTTTATCGCCTTGTTTTGCGTAAGTTTGCAATAACCAAAGGTAAAGGTTAACTGGTTTTTGTGTCGGATGGATTCTAACCTCATTCAATGCCTTATTTCCTTGCTGAATATGGCCTTCAGATATTGACTTGCCTTGCATCATACCATTCCACATATAGCGAAACAGCCGTGTACTATCATGTAAGCTGCAGTATGCTATCTCACAATCTGAAAAACTTGAATGACCATTAACTTTGTCCCAAACGATACGGCCAGAACCAAATGAATAGTCGAAGTAGTTCACACCCCAAATAATTTGATTTTTAGATACCCTGAAAAGTTCATCAAAATAATCTCTGTTTGGAATTTGCCACTCTGATGTTTTGCCATACAGTCTATTGACACCAATCGGACTAACTTTTCGACCATAGTATTCTCTTTTTTCTGGGCCAGAAAAATAAGGTGGATCAACAATAGCTAGGTCGAAGTAATCATCAGGATATTGTTTCATGATGTTCATACAGTCGTTATTAAAAAACTCTCTCATCAATACCTCCTATCCTTCATCCCAGTAGGATAAACAAAGCACCTACCTGTCGCTCCCTCGAAAATGCGACTTGATAAAGCACCATTTCCAAAATCATCCGAGTAAAGCTCTTTAATCTCTTCGCTACTCAAATTTGTGTTGATAATCGTATTGGTTCGATTATCCAGGATCTTGAATAATATCTGATGCGCCCATTCATTTCGCTTCGTGTCAGCTTTTCGACTCTCTTTCCCAAGGTCATCCAAGAAAAGAAAATCAACCTCAGACAGTAGCTTAACCATCTTCGCTTCTGAGAAGCCATTGTCAAATTCAAAGCTTTCTCGAATCTTATCAAACAAGGTCACCACTGACACAAATAGCACGCTTTTCGGTTCATCATAAGACTTAAATTGCTCATTGAGAAACCGAGCCAAGCCATAGGTCAGATGACTCTTACCAACACCAGAAGGACCAGTGATGATGGCATTCCCAACCGTACCTTTGGCATACTCACGTTCCAACCGCTTCACGAAATTCATAGCCTTTTCATCAATATCAACCTGAATCTCATAGTCATGTAGCGACTTGCTTGCCAGCTTACTTGAAACGATGCTATCGCGAGCAAAGACCTCGTAAGTATCCGATAGCTTACTCTTGACCTCAGATTCCATATTCAGTTGCTTTTCAAAGATCCGAATGTTCTCTTTCTCGCACTCAGGACATTGACTGATTTCCTCAACCTTACCCTTGATAGGAATTTTAACAGACCAAAGATGGCATCCATGGATCTCACAGACATCATCAAGAACCGTTCTAGTTCTAAATTGTTTAAACTGTTTCATCTAAAAACCTAGCCTTTCATCAACTGCTGATTGAAAAGAGTTAACTTTTCGTGGCATAGGTTGATTCAGATAATTGTCCATCTTATTACCGAAAAGCGTTTGTGGTTGCAGATACTGTTCATACTCTGTACCTTTCCACTTAGCGACCATGATGTCCACAACCTTTTTAAAATCTTCAAGGACAAATCCTTCTTTTAGCCTTGCCTTGATAAATTTTTGATGACTAGCAGTGTCAACCTTAAAATTCTTCTTAGCTTTCAAATTGAGATAAGAAATAACTTCCTTACAAATCAACAATTTATTATTATCTATATCAGTCTTTCTAATATCAGTCTTTATTGTTTGTACTTCTTGCGTATCCAGAGCAGTATTTTCTACGGTTCTGGACGGTATTTTTTCCGGTTCAGGAGGTTCACGCTTGACAATTTTTGGACCAAGGATATAAAGTCGATTTGGTTTAGTCAAGCCCTGACGTTCTTCCCTCAACAAACCTGATGTCACAAGTTCTTTTTTAATCTTGGTTACCGTTTTCTCCGAACAACCCAACTCTTCGCAAAATTCAGCCGTTGTAAAATACATAAATACTTGGCCATTTCGATCATGCCACTTGGACTCCAAAGACAAGTCCAAACGATTATAAAGCAAGGCGTACATTATTTTAGCGTTGTTTGATAACTTTTTATAAGGCTCCTTAAAGAGCCATTTAGGTAATTGAAAATATTGAAACTTTTCAACTTCATTTTTAAAATAAGTCTCAGCCATCCTCTACCCCTCCACACTTGAAAATTTTGTGTATTCTTTATGAAAATACAACTTCACTGTCCCCAGACTACCATGCCGATTCTTTTCCAGAATCAGCTCCGTCACGTTATTCGCTTCTTGACTATCTCCTTGCTCCTTTTGGTAGTAGGCCTCGCGATACAAGAATGCTACAATATCAGCATCTTGTTCAATAGATCCTGACTCTCGCAAGTCTGCCAACATGGGGCGCTTGTCTTGTCTCTGCTCAACTGCACGGCTTAACTGTGACAAGGCAATGACAGGTGCTTTCAAATCTTTAGCAAGTATCTTCAATTCCCTTGAAATCTCTGAAACGATCTGCTGACGATTCTCGCCCTTTGCCCCAGTTATCAACTGCAAGTAGTCAATGATGATGACACCCAGACCGCCCATTTCTTGGGCGAGTTTTCGAGCATTTGAGCGTATCTCTGAAATCCGAATACCAGCAGTATCATCCACGAAAATAGGCGCATCATAGAGATTATTTTGGGCCTGTACAAGACGTTTCCATTCGTCCGTACTCAAATTCCCAGTCTTCAGATGATAAGCTGGAACCATGCCCTCTGATGCCAACATACGCTCAATCAGCTCCTCTGCACCCATTTCAAGCGAGAAGATAACAGCAGGCTTTCCTTCCTTGGTGGCTACATACTTAGCGATATTAAGAGCCAGTGCCGTCTTACCCATAGCTGGACGAGCAGCAAGGATGATAAGATTCCCTTCATGAAGGCCTGTTGTAATCTTATCTAGTCCGACAAATCCAGTAGACAGACCAGTCACGAATCCATCTGTCTGCGAGCGAGTTTCGACCATCTGCATATGTGTATCAAGGATATCGGCCACATTACGAAAACCTGTCCCTGCATTTTGATTACTGATATCCAGTAGAGATTTTTCAGTTTTAGCAATGATGTCACCAATCGATACATCACCTTGATAAGCACTAGATAACGAATCCGACAAGTCAGCAATTACTTTCCGAAGCGTAGCCTTTTCTTTAACGAGTTTGGCATAATGCTCCACATTCTTTGATGTCGGAGTTGAATTTACCAACTCGACAACGTAGTTTAAACCACCAATTTCTTTAATCTGCCCTTGATTGGTAAGAGCTGACACCATAGTGGTAGCATCGATTGGCTCACCTTTTTTAAGCAATGACAACATGGTCTTAAATACAATCTTGTTGGCAGGCTTGTAAAAATCCTCTGGAGTCAATTCGTCTGCCAGCGATGTCATTGTTTCTGGTGAGATAAAGACAGCACCCAAAACCGACTGTTCAGCTACTAGATCATGAGGTAATATTCTAAAATCATCACTCATGCGCTATCCTCCCAATACTTTTCCAAATCCACATTCATCACTGCAGCAAGGTTCTTTTGCTCAGTCAAGATTTGTCTGCGATAAGGCGCAAGCCCAGCTTGGCGCTCCTCCTCGCTTCGTGGTAAGTAGTATCCTTTTGGCTTCATCTTCTTAGCTACGATAGGATGGCCAAAGTTGACACGCAGGCTTTCGATGATTTCTTCTACCTTACGTTTTGAAAGACCAGTCTCTAAACGAATTTCACTAGCTTGGATTGGCAAGTCAAAGGTCGCACAATTGATAATCATGTTTAAGACACGAATTTCTAACTCATTCATACTGCGACTAACACTCATGTCTTTGCCCTCCATTTCTCTACTAATCCACATCAGTTTCTACCCAAATATCTAACCGCTTCATTGCTTCATTTACCGACTTACCGTCTAGAATGTCCTTTAACATGTAGCTTACATCGTGCAGTATTTGAGCTTTTTCCTTGCCTTCTTTATCTTCTGAGAAAAGCCCCATTTCTTCGACGGTCAAAAAAGCAAGACTAAAAGCGTGCATTTCTAACTGAAGTTGTTTGATTTTTATGATAGTTTTTTGTGCTTCGGACATATTGTTCTCCTCCATTTTCGTTGATTTCTCCGAAAATCCATGGTCATTTCTTTGTAGAGCAAGCGCCCATTTTCTTCTAATAGGTTGGCATTTTGACTTCTTAGAAGATCATTATTTCTTGCTTCTTCCTG